AACGTCACTTCGACTTCCTTGCCATCAACTTTGACGGTGAAAACCTGTGGTTGTTCGTCTTCCTCTGCTTCATCAGAATCTTCTGACTGTTCCTCTGTCGTTTCGTCACTGGACTCGTCGTCTTGCACGTCCAGTTCTTCATCGGCAGAAGCCGCGACTTCGGACTCCTCGTCCTCAGTCAACTGCGTCTCGTCAACATCTTGGCTTTGTCCCTCATCGGGAGCCATCATTTGATCGAGTGCGCTGGCTGCATCAGCCACTGACATTGGTCCTGTTGGGACGCTTCCTGACGGATTAGCGATATTTCCTGACATTTCCAAATTCCTTAAACAAGTGATTTCTGAGCGCGTTGAATCTCACGTTGAGCGATCTTTCCGTTATCCATGATCTTGTTCATCTGGATACGGAACTGCTCAACTGCTTGAACCATGTGCCACGCACTCTCTCTTTTCACGGTGTCCTCTGGCTTCGTTGTTTTCCAAAGCCAGACAGCATCGTTCTCCATTTGCAGCAAAGCTGCTGAGAAGGCTTCGTCCTGTATCAGACTCTCAGCCTTCTTCCCTTTTCTTACGGTTTCTTCGTTGCTCACTTATGCCATTCCTTGTGGGTTGATGGGTTGCATAGGCTGCTGGACTTCAGGCTGTGCTTGCTGAACAAATTGTTGAGCAATCGCACCTTGCTGTCTAACAGTCTCGCTGTTCACATTCTGTTCTGCCACGATTTGGGCAGTGCTTATCTGTGTGTTGTACTTTAACTCAAGTTCGTATTGTTTAAGTAGTCGATCTTGAGTTAATTGGTCACGCCTGAAGTCGTCGTCAAGCAGCATTTGCTGGCGCTTCAATTCCAGTTCAGCCGCCTTCTTCTGGATGTCAGCCTGAATTGACTCAGCCTGAACCTTCGCCAAGATTTCTTCTGGAGATGGCTGTGGCTGCTTTTCAGGAGCCTTCCAATCGTCTGGCAAGTCATTTATGAACGTAGAAGCGTCCTTAAAGCCAGACAATTCGACCATCTTGCGCAAAGTACGGACATATTGCTGTGGTGTCACGACAGGGTTATCCAAGCCGTATTGACCAAGGATTGATTCCTGCTTTGCCACGAATTGAGCCAATGCAGCCAATTTCTCGTTGGTGTCGCCGTTGCCCAAACCAATGTTCACGGTCACGTCCATTGACGTATCCCAAGCGCGTGGGTCAATCTGCACCCACTCGTTGCGCAGACGAATCATCCGAGCCTTGTCTTGGTGTGTCACCGTCAAGAACAAAATCTTCTTAAACAAGGTTTTCATGCCTTCAGCCAACAGACGTGAAGTCAATTCAATACGACCTTGGCTGGCGCTGATAGTGGCAGCGACAGCAGCGCGTGTGGAAGACTGCAAAGCGTCAGCGTTCAAGCCCATTGCGGCTTTGCTCATGCCAGTACGGTCTTCCTTGATGCTATCCACATAGTCCAGCATTGGGAAAGCAGCTTGACCAACAAACGGCTGTGCAAATGTCTGCACCATGTTTGGCGCGCGCATACGAATCACAGCGCCTGTCTCGTTGTTCAGTACGTCATCAATGTTGACCTGACCTTCAACGATGGCAGTGCGTGGGTGAATCGACTGAGCCAACGAGTCCAGCGTATTACGCAGAATCTCAGACTTGATCTCTTGGATGTCGTGGGTAATGTCAAAGATTGAGCCAGCTTCCAATGGGGAAGTGTGTGGCTCTGGGTCGCATGGGAACGCCACGAATGGAATGTAAGCTGAAGGCAAGTTACGCTTGACTTCGTAGCTTGGACCCATTGTGCAAATCTTGCGTAACTCAGGAATACCGTCACCGTCAAAGTCAACACGGACGTACACCTCGCAGTACAAGACGCGCTGCTCCATTGGGTTTGCGCTTTGCTCAGTGAACTGCTGGTTGTTCAAGGCATGACGTGCCAAGTTTTCTTCGTTGTCAGCCAAGTCAGAAGAACCAACGTACTCAGTCACTTCATCTTCGTCATAACCAATGGAAATCAACTCAGCCACAGTTGCCATCTTGCGACGACCAATGATGGGTGAATTCTCAAAATCCAATGCCTGACGCGAAAGAATCAACTCCTCTGGAGCCACGCCATTGATACGGATACGACCAGTATTGACTTTGCGACGAATTTCAACGTCATGCAACATTGCTGGTTCAGGCATGATTGGCTGACCAGATGTAGGGTCAACTTGTGTAGGCATTGCCATCTGTGCAGATTCATCTGGATAAGAGACAACGATCTTGAACTCAATACCGTCTTCTTTCTCTTGCTCCAGCAACTGCAAAGTTGCATCGTCAAGACCAGAATATTGCTCAATACGGACTTCTTCGGATTCTTCCCAGACTGCTTCCATGATGCCGCACTTACGCGCCAAAGCATCCTTGAAAGTAGCGTATGCAGTCATAAATCCGTTGTTGTCAGCCGTGAACACATAGTTGGCATAGTCAGTGGCTTGCTGTGCGTTCTTCACGTCCTCTGGACCGCGTGGAACAAACTCAACGACATTCTCAGTGCTGAAGAAGACACGCATCAATGAAGGCATCATTGCCGAGATGGTGTCGCGTGTCTCCATAGCCACGACTTGCGAACGACCTTCTTCTTCGTTGCCGAAGGGGTCTCCACGGTAATAGCGTGTCGCCATCGCACGAATAGGCGACAAGTCTGAGTCAATGTAGGAAACAGCGTCAGTGATCTCTTGACCAATCAAAGCCTCAAGTTCTTCATCATCCATTGGCTGATGTTCTTCTTCTTCGGCTTTGACTTCTTCAGGGTCTTTCGACTCCATCAAGTCTTCAATCTTCTTCTTTGCCTTGTTCAGCAAAGCACTTTGCGTCTCAGACTCAAACTCGTATGGAACTTTCATTTCTTGCCCTTTTGCAATATGACGTACATGGAGTCCACCGCCCGTGGAGTCCTCAAAATCTCATCTTGTGGCAATTTTAGACTTTCCCCGACCTTTGAGAGCGTGAACTCCAGATGCTTAACAAAGAAACGGTCTTCCCAACCTAGATACCAATGCCAATCTGTGTAATACAGCCATGACTTCTCATTGAAGGCACGAACGTGAGTTGGGTCTTGCCAAGCACCATACGACAAGTCGTAAGGCACATGAATACGCATCTCGCCACCATCCTTCAACAAATCCTTGCAATTGGTCATCGCCTTGACCAAATCAGGGACGTGTTCAAGGATGTCGTTTGCCAATATAACGTCAAACATCTCACGCTTTACGCGGAAGTCGCCTTTGCGAGTTACCAGTAATTCACCCCAATGAACGTCCTGAATGTCAAGACACCAATCAGATTTGATTCGACGCTGGATGTCTGCGTTGATGCAGTCCTCACGCCAATCTTTACCTGAACCTAGATTAAGAACCAAAGAACTGTTCGACATACTGTGGACGGTTTTGCTCAATCCACGGACGTGCTTGAGCGTTGAGTTTCTCCACGTCAGAGCCAACTGTCTGGCTTCCAACGTGGTGGACATAAGAAGTTGAGACGTAATGTGAGTACCCTTTGGCTGACATATCCAAGCAGGAAACATCATCCGAATACCAGTTCAATGGTCCAAAACGACCATGATTCCAAGCATCACGCGAGACATACGCGAAGATTGGAGCAATCACATCAGTTGGGAAAATGTAGTCTTCAGACGCAAACCGATTCATGTAAATCGGGTCTGACTCTCGGTTGAACCGAATGTTCTGTGGACAGCGCACCGAGTCGCTACGCGCAGCAACCCAACCAACTGATGGCTCCAATGAACGAATCGTGTCCACGTCATCCAGCAATTTGGAATAACTGGTGGGGGTCAGTACAACATCGTCATTGCAGACGATACAAGCTGTGTGGTACTTCAAAGCATCGTCAATGATGTCGTTGTAGTCCTCACCAAAGTTACGCGCCTCGCCCACCATGATGCGGACATTGGACAAGTTCTCCATCTTGCTAATTACGGACTCTGGACCGCGAAGATAGACAAACGCTTCTGGCGCGTATTGCTTAATGCTTTCTAACAGTACAGGCAACCCCTTGCCGTGTACTGTGGAGATGCAAATCGGAATCACTTTTTCTTTTTCATTGGTTTAGATTTACCAGCTTCGCTCATTGCAATTGCAATGGCTTGCTTTGGATTGCGAACTTCTGGACCTTTCTTGGAACCAGAGTGCAATTTGCCAGCTTTGTATTCGCCCATGACCTTGGCGATTTTCTTTGCTGCTGCTGCGACTTTCATGCGTTACCCCTTCAAAGTTAATGGAATGACTGCATTATGCAGCTTCATACGTCATTTGGAAGATGTCTGGCTTACAAGGGTAGAACTCTCCTTTTACACCCTGAATAATCCAATCATCAATATTTGCCGTATGGTCACCCTCAAGCGTATTAATTGTTAAATACCAATGACGCTTTGCCATTGCTCTATTTCCAATCTTCGCACTACACCAATAAGCAACATCCAATATTGATTCTGTAGTTAATTGACGAGCCTCAATTACAACTGGCTTCTTACGAAATTTCATACTTTTTCCTTTTATGCAACCCGAGACACGTTCCTGCGCAGTGGCTTTGACCACTGTTGCGAAGTATTCGCACCAAACATCCCAATGGCTGCATCAGATGCGAACGTCAAAACAAAGCTGTCAGCCTTGTCAGGTGACTTCAGACCGCGCTTACGGATGTCATCCTTGGACTCAATCTGAATCTTTCCATTGGACGTGAAGAAATAACGCACTGTAGCCAACTCAGCTACAAGTTCTTCATCCAAAGGAATTCGACAATCTCGCGCCTCGAACCACGCTTTAGTCTTGTACCAAAGTTCGGCGCGTAAGTTTTTGTAAGTCGTACCCATTGCAGGGGACTCTGACACGTTGATGCCGCGGACAGGCAAACCCAACTCACGCAGTCGGTCAACCACGCCAGCGCCCAAGCCAATCGAGTCCACCAAGATTTCATGGGGACGCTGACTAGGAGTCAACGCTTCCCACTCAGCGACAACAGCGCCAGTGAGTTGCATTAAGTCCAAGTTCTTCCATGTCTTCGTGGGTTCAATCAGAGCATTACCCTGACGCTTTGACAAGGCAGAACGGTCACCACCAAAACGTGCAACGTCCAAACCCCATATCAACTTGGCGTGTTGAGAAGTCTCAACATCACGATGTTTAGCCAACTCAAGCAATTCCATTGGAATGATCGTGTCGTCGTCACTTCTTGGGAATTCACCAAGGACGCGAATCCGATAAGCGTTGGATTCCTCGCCATACCGAGCCTTCATCTCCTCAACGTAGGCTTCTGATACCCGTGGAGAGTCCACGCATGACACCTTCATCGTCACCCAATCATTGGCAAGACGGTTGTGCGTGTCGTAAAAGAAGCCAGAAGAACGGACAGGGTTACCAAGCAGGATGGTCACAGCGTTGTGTCCAGACATAGAGCCAGCAGCAGCTTCAAATACCTGTTCAGGAATACCAGACGCTTCGTCACCAATAAGCATGACGTTCTCAGAGTGGACACCCTGCAACGCTTCAGGCTGCTCGGCTCGGCTTGTCCTTGCGGATACGAAGGCTTCAGTCTGTGCTTCTTTGACCTCGATACGGTCCTGCTTGACTTCAAGCATATCGCGAAGTGTCTGCGGTAACTCCTTGACCCAACGCTTTAATTCCGCGAAAAGAGCGTCATACAACTGGCTGGACGTGGGGGCTGTCACCACCACCTTGACGGGGTAACGTAAAAGCAAATACCAGATGATTGCCCAACTTGCTCCTGTTGACTTTCCGACTCCATGACCAGATCGGACAGAGATTCGTCGCTCACCTTTGGCGATGTGGTTGAGCATCGTCTCTTGCCACGGGTCAGGGGAAGTGTTCAAGACTTCCTTGACAAACAACACAGGGTTGTTCTTGTATCTTGCCGTGAAAGCAATGAATGGGTTGTTCTTGATCTTCTCGTCTAGCTTCTTGGCAGCGTTGTCCACCAACTCTTGTGTATCAACGTGCAGTTTCTTTTTTGGTGTTGATTCTTTAGTCATGCTGGCATTGTGCCATCAAAGAAAGAATTAGTCAGCCATGACGTAATCTTTGCGCTCCCACGCTTTGCAAGTACGCAGGTTGTGGCAAATGAACTCAAACTTATGGCAATAGCCACGACCACCACCATCAGCATCAAAGCGATCTTGAGGGATTGACTCCATCTCTGCCAACATCTCAGGAGTATTGTCAAAGTATTCGCAGTTGGCGCATAGCTGTCGGCGAGCTTGAGATGGTGGAACTTTCCACTCTTTAGCGATGGCGCTCCAGTAAACAGCGTTTGTTCCGCTGGTCTTATCAGGACCAAGCATCTGAGTTCTCACCAAGGTGTCACGCATCTTGGCGTTGGTAGTAGCCGTCAAACCATTGATGTCAGCCTCTTTAGGCTCGCCACTCATCTCAATATCTAGGAGTCCCATAAAAACCTTTCAGCGGAACAAAAACGCATTGGCATTGTGCCATCAAAGAATGTAATGGGTTGTTGTGTCTTGTGTCCAAGCACTACTAAGAATTGGTATCTATACCAACACGGATGAGGATTACCACACGGATGCCAGTTTGCAACCTGCCGCGCCTCGCTCAACGAGCAATCCTCATGCGTCTTGATGTAGCGGTCAAGTGTAATCGTTTTTTAGATTTTTTAAAAAATTTTTTGGACGGTTGCTTTAATAACAGGGGGATGGGGGTGTGGTTGTTAAAATTTTTTTTTGGATATGTGTCGGCTTGCATCTGTAGCAGCGCCCCGCCCACCACCCAACCACGGGGGGCTAAATCTGGATTCTGTGGCACGATTCTCGCTTTGCATTGCAATCTGAATACTTTTGCACTCAGCTACTTTATACAACGTCCATTATGTAAAGTTATTTTTCAGTTATGCACAGGTCATACATACGTTTTGTTGCTTTGCTGCAACAAATCGCGTGACCTGTGGATAACTTGAACAACTTACGTCAGTTTGTCTGTGGGTAACTCAGCCTCGATGAACTCCCCATGTCGCAGCGCATCGAGCCGCAAATTAGCCAGATTGACCGTAACGCTCGGCATTTTGTTCTGCGCATACGCTGCTGGATTCCATCTTTCAGCCACCCACTGCCGCGTTTGGACGCGTAAACGAGCCTTATTTACTTCACTTATGTCTGTTTCGTCAGCAATTTCTATCGTTTCCGACACCAAATGGTCAGCCGCTCGTGCGCGCGCGTGCGTGAGGAAGGATTCCTGTTCTGGCTTGTCCAGCCATTCATGCAACGCTCGCTTGCTAACGCCAAGCTGCATACAGATGCGAGCCTCGGACATACCAGCTTCGAACATTGTTCTGAGTTGATCTTTCGGCAATGTGTCCAACAAAGCCATGTCGTGATGCTTCTTTTTATTTCCAGCCATTTAAACGCTCTCCAATCAATTATTTAGTTAAATACTACTCTAGGTATTCACAACATATTTAAATCGCTTTAAAGTGCCTTCTGACTCGTTTTAGAGCCATACACAGTCGTGTCGAACACTTTAGCCATACGCGAACCGTTCAAAACACCATCATCTGATGGCATATCCTCTAAACCAGTTGCTCCACCATCAGGAAACTTATTGGCTGGCTTGTCAAGCCTAACCATCTGCGCTTGAGGATATTGACGCTTCAGAGCCATAGTTTCCTTGACCACTTCAGCGTTCATCACCAACTCTAGTTCTTCCATGCACCAGATGTGTCTGCGCGTATCAGGACCAGCAAACTGGTCAAAGTGCAGCGCATCCTCGTAAGTCTCAACCACGACCATGATTGAGCCATCCTTCATCTCATACTGGCAGTTCTTAACCTCGGGCACCTGTTTAACACCAGTTGTAACAGCCCACTGCTCCAGTGCTGCATAAGCCTTCTTCATGCCTTCCACTGCCTTTGTCAGCCTAACCTCATCTCGCATCTTCTGTGCAGCGTAGATTCTTTCCGATTGAGTCCAGAACTTGACGCGGAACTCCTCATCCACCAAACCAATCAACCGACTGATACCCCACTTGCGTTCATGCGCTTGTTGAACGTTAAGAAGTTCAATCAACTTGCTTCGCATGAACAACTCAAACGGGTCCGCTGGAATACTTGGTTGCTCAACCTTCTTTTTTATCTGCCTTGTTGCCACAAATCTCTCCTTACACTTTTCTTACAAATCTATCCCAAATCGACTGCGACACATAGGACATTGGTGTGTGTCTTATAGACCCACACACCATATGTCCTACCTAAATGTCGGGACAAATGGACTTTCCCATATGTCCAAATGTCCTACCATTTGTCCTAGTACATCCATCACTTACTAAACGGTACGACAACACTTGAACCGTCCCCGTCAGCATAAATTGCCCAGACCCAATCCTTATGGATTTCGATCTTTTCAAGGTCAGTTAGCGTCATCTTTACCCTCGCCCATGCTTTGTTGAATGTCGCTGGCTCCACATCGCTGCCAAGTTTTGCCTTGAATTCTTCTCTCCACTGGTCCAACTTGATGGCTTTGTTGCGCTTGCCATCAATGTTTTCCATCATTCCGAACTTCTTGATGGCTGAGTGCAACGCTGTCAGCGCCAGCCTTTGGTTGTGTCCAGAGCCTGATCTATCTGGTGGTGGAGATGCGTTAGGACGCTCAACGTTCAATTCATTGTCAACTTCCACCGCCAAACTGCTTACCGTGTCGAACCCCAAAAGTGTTGTGGATAACTCCACCGTAATCATTTGAAAACCGTACCTTTGACCGTCCTCACCGTCCTTCTGCTTGCTGATGTGCAGGATTCCTTTTGGCGCGTCCTCGATTCTTATGATCTCCAGTTCCGTGTCAACGGCTCCAAGTAAGCTGCTGTGACCACGCAATCCTTTGGTGGCATCCTTACCAGCGTGATGGACGACTAGAAGTGCGCAGTTGTATCGTCCTTGGATTGCGCCAGCCGCTGTGATGAAGGCTCCCATGTCCTCGCTTGCGTTCTCATTGCCACCACCAAACGCTCTGGCTAGTGTGTCGATGACCACCAGTTCAAACTGGATTTCATGCGTTGCTTGGATGTCATCCACGGCTTGGATTAAGTCTTGGATGTCGGTTGCTGACGAGCGTAGGTTGATCTGTTTTCTGAGGAAGAACACTGGCGCACCTAATGGCGTGTTGTGATGCTTCTTCATGGCTTTGATACGCGCACCGATACCACCGTGACCTTCACCAGCAATGTAAAGCACTGCACCTTGATGCTTGACTTCTTTAGTCAGGAATTCTCGTCCTGTTGCAATGCACTCCGCAATATCCAATGCCACGAATGACTTGAATGACGCTGGTGGCGCGTACAAGGCAACAAATGCTTTCTTTGGAATCACGCCTTCGATTAGCCATTCCACAGGCTCGTCGTCAATGTCGTCCAACTGCTCAATCTTGAATGGTTGTCTTTGTATACTTAAATTCGTTGATTGGATACTTAACTCTGGCTGCTCTGTATCTTTTTTCTCTGCTTCAACGAACCTATCAGGTATCGTTACATCATCCTCTGATGTGATCTTGTCCGTGTTCTTGGTCAACGCCGCCAAGTCCTGCTTGTCATAGCCGTACCTGTTCACATACTCATACGCATCTTCCTTGATGTAATCCAGCGGTAGGTCCACGACTCGGATGGAGTTGGTGACGTTCTTGAGTGCCTTTACTGCCTTCTTCGCGTACTCCCAACCAACCTTGTCGTTGTCAGGCAGGATTACCACGTTCAGACCAGCAAAATACTGGATTGCGTCTTCAGGAAAGCTGCTGGCTCCTTGATGCGTACAGGTAGCGACGACACCAATGGTTTTGAGCGCGTCCGCTGCCTTCTCGCCTTCCGTCAGGAATACGGTTCTGTTGTTTGCTCTGGCTGCTTCCACCTCTGGCAAGTTGTACGGGACGATCTTTGCGCCAGTGATGGACATATGGCGCTTGCCATTCTCGTCCACCCTGATTTGCTTGTACGTCTTTCCCTTTGAGTCGTTGGTCTTGTAACGCTGCTTAATGAAAAGCGTCACACCGTCCTCATCCGTATAGTGCCACTCATGTTCCAGAGTTGGCGCTTCAAATGGCTTGATGCTGGCTAAGAGTTCAGCGCGTGGCTCCAAGTCTGGCAAGAGTCCGTAGTCCTTAACAGCGTTGAACACGTCATGCTGCTCACACCCGCCGTGGCACTTGAACAGCGGTTTGCCATCAGGTCCATCAGTGATTGAAAGGCTTGGATTCCTGTCACCGTTTCCTTGCCCGTGAGTTGGCAACGGGCAACTCGCCAGCCAACTTCCGTTGACCTTCTTCGCGTTGCCTAGCGCCTTTGCTATTTGTTCGGCTTGCATTTATTCTGCATCCCATTCTTCTTCTAGTGTTTCAATACGTTGCTCCAATTCATAGACCCTTTGAGCCAATGCAATTACGAGCAACTCCAAAAATTCTTCGTTTAGTATTTTCATAGAGACAAAAAAACGGGACCGCCGTTAAGCAGCCCCGTCTTTTGTTTGATGTCAGAACATCTCGTCTTCTTCAAGAGCTTGCGCTGCATACGGTTTCGCTGCTGGCGCTGCTTGTGCAACAGTGCCTGATGCCGTGAACTGCTGTTCACCATCATCTTGTGCTGCTGCGTCCATGCCAGCAGGACGCTCAATCCAACTCACGATGTTGAAGGCTGGTACACGGGTTGTGCCTTTACCAATCTTCTCCAACTTCGCGCCTGTGTACTCAATCACTGGCAACTTGCCAGCGTTGGCTGCGCGTTGCGCCGACACTGCGTTGTATAACGCTTCGAGTCCCATATTAGGACCGACACCGTTAGATGACCACTCAACCAAGCCCATCTCTTTGTTGTAGAACTTAACGAGAAAACCGCGCTTGTGTTCAGGAGAAGGCTGCTTACCTTTCTGACCTAACGCTGCGTCAGGAATCCACTCGCGTTGACCAGTAACTAGCAACAGCCAACCTGTTTGCACGTTGTCGCAATCAAACACAACCTTCTTGAGTTGTATTTCGCCATCAGCATTTGTCCATGCGTTGGCTTGTGGAGAGAAGCGGATGTAGTTGCCACCGCCAGATGATGATGAGAGATTAAGCATTTGCTTTTTGCCTTTCAGAGTTATGAGTCAAACGACTCGGGGGTTTGGATTATTGCGCAAGTCCAACTGCTCTCGCAAGCGTCAGACCCGAAGATTCTTTTTTGGTGATGTCATCCAGTAACACTCTGTCTTCTTTAGACAACAGTTTCGATGCTTCTGCTGGAGAAATTAACGCTGTTACATACAGCGATTCCTTACTAATTCCGTGGGACATTAGCAACTCAACTGCTGCTGATTCATCAACCCATTTACGCAGTGCGCGTTTTGGTTGCATCTGCCAGCCACGAATGATTGCACCGCCTTCTAAACGCTCTGTGGCGTATTTGCGCAGTGCTTTGATGTAGTCCTCAACCACGTCAACCTTTGCAAGCATTGCTGCCAGTTCGTCCTCTGTCATGGTGTGCATTGCTGGCTGTGCTGCTACCTCATTGAAGTTCTCAACGTGCGCAGGACAAGTTGCTTTCGCTGGACACCACTGACACGCCTTTTCAGATGGCGTTGGTGTTGTGCTGCCTTTGGAAATTTCAACTAATGCTGGTGTTAGAAATAGTGCTGCCCAATCATTTAATTCCTTGAACGTCATCTTGTGAGTGCGTGGTTCACCGTGATGCGGCTGAATGATTGCGAGTTCAATGTTCTTGAATTCTTCTTTGAGTCCACGCATCGCACCGATTGCGTAAATCTTCATCTGGTCAGAGTCAGCGTCAACATAACCACGACCTGTCTTCAAGTCTGCAATGACAAGCGTGTCCTTGTCTATGTTGTACGCAATCACGTCAGCAGTGCCGCCAAGATTGAGTTTGTCCGACTCGTATGCTGTGACGTACTGCTCGACCTTTAATGTGCCAAGACGCAGTTCCAAATCTCTGATGTGATTGACGTGTTGCTGCGCGAATTCTGCGTTGTCTTCAGTGATGGTGATGCCTTCAACTTCTTTGCCAATGAAGTCCACTGGAGATACACCCGTCAAGATGCAAGTCTCAGCAACAGCGTGAATGGCTGTTCCGATTTGCGCTGCTTCTCCTGCTGGTTGGTACGGTATGCCTTCGCACAGCTTCACAGATGCAGGGCAGTTAATCCAGCGTGATGCTGCTGATGGTCTTAGTTTTATTTTCATGGTTTCTTCCTAGTTATAAATGTATGAATAGTCGAGACAAGTTCTTGCTGCCATTAGGCGATTGCGTTCATCTTGCGTCATTGATTCTTTGATGTCGAAATACTCATCAACGTACATCTTGAAGAAGAAGTGACAAGTCATTGCATCTTCAAAGCGTCTGTCATCAATTGAAATTTGCCTTCCAAGTGCATAATTTTGAGATGATATGAACGCCTTCATTGCATCAATCACTTTCGATTCCATGACTGCACCTCACTCTCACGCTCATGGCTGAACAAGTTGTAAATGGCTGAACGTATCTCCTGTGGAACTGCCCAACCAACAACGTCAGGGTTCAACATATCGCGCAGAATGTTGTCACGCGCTTTAAGCTGCGCTTGAGTCTTCATCAACTCAGAGCCAAGCCAGACAATGTGTTCGCGCATCACTTCGGTTTCTGATTTGTTTTCGTTCACGTCCAACTCTCCTTTATCTTGTCAATGATTGATTTTTCTTGTGGTGGTGGTATTTGAATCAGCGTTGGAATCTGCTTCATGTATTCCTTGATGCATAACTCTGCGTATTCGTGCATCTGCTCCTTTGAATACTTCGCGTCAAATACGTTGCACTTGCGTGGTAAGCGTGGAAGTTTCATGCTTCACCTTTTGCTCGGATTGCTGTGGCGCAGTTGTAGGCGGTGTCATAGCCATCCATGTGGCTACCGTCTTCTGCTGCGTCTTCACACACCTTTGCACATTTTTCACGCTCATTTAAGGCAACAAGTTTGGCAAAGGCGATCATGTCTTCTTCTGTTCCAGCGGCTGCAAATTGATCGGCAACACGAAAGCCAACAAACCTAGCAATTTCAATTACTTCATCCTTAGTCATGACTCACCTCTTGCTTTAATAAACTCTACAGCTTCATCTAAATCAGGGGAATCTATAAAATCTTTAACTATTGCAAGACATCCCTTACGCTCTTCTGAAGCGATAAGTTTGACAAAGGCTTTAACCTTGCTCATAGAGTCTTCGCTTATATGTTCTATGTAGTCCATACCAGCCTGTCTAGCCATCTCAATGATCTCTTCTTGTGTCATAACTTGCTCCCGTAGTAAGCCATCATGGTTGCGTCTGCTCTGCCTGAATCCTTGACACGAGCAAACTGTTGTTGGTGATCTGGATGTAGTTCCATGCAGCGATGACGGATTGCGTCCTTACCTTTACCGCATTGCGTTGCCTTCATCCATGCTTGTGGTGTAACGAATGTGATTGGCACTGACAGCGCAGACAGAGCACCTTCAATCAAGCCAGCAGCACGACCAAACGCAAACATTGATGTCACGCCTTGATTTGGCATTGCGCCAACCTTCTCAACGATTGCGTGAGTTGGATTTAACTCCTTGATGGCAGCAGCCACGCCTTGTGCAGAGATGTGGTTCTTCTTCTTGCCGCCGCGAATGACCTCAACGCAAGGCATATCAATGATGCGCTCAAACTTACCGTCAACGTACAGCGAGAACGCTCCTTGAGCGCCAATGTCAACACCCATGACGCGAATCATGCTGAGTCTTTCGTCAGTTCGCTGATGCGAGTTGTGATGAGCCTGTCCAGTGCTTGCTTCAACTTGTCCACGGATGACACCAATGGAACTGTTTTGCCTGAAATCCAGCGAGAGACTTGGGCTTGGTCCAATCCTGCCTCTCGGCTGACCTCTGCCATATTGAAGCCAGCAGACTCTGCTCGCTTTTTGATGTCTGTGATGTATGTAGATGTGTTCATGTGCAGTATGTTAACATGAACTTGACTATGTAATCACATAGACAAAAAGATGGGTGACAGCGAACCGCCACCCATTGAAAGGCAACTGCGCAGAGGAGAGCCACGCAGCAATGGCTGGAGAAACCGACCAGCCACATAGGATTTTAGGGATTTGTTGCTCAAACGACACACCTGATAAAAATAATCCTTGTCATGCTAATCAAGTATGATATGATTCATTCATCAACAACCACTAAGGATTGAAACCATGAAACTCAACGAAACAACCCGCCGCTTCCCAAACACTATGCGTGAAGCCTTTGGCGACAACTATTACGACTTGGAGCGCCAGCAGCGTTGGGAGTGGATGGAAGGTCACAAATCAGACTATGCAAAACAGGCTGAGTTCTGGACATACATTGCGCTGGCTTTTGCTGCTGGCTTCTTGGTTTCACATCTTTGGGGTTGAACATGACATTTTTTGTAATGACGTTTGTATTGGTTATGTTGACCATCAATTTATTTGCAGCTATTTGGAACCACGATAAAGATAAAGCAATCCTATCTTTCGTTGGTGCGCTTGGATGGCTTTCAGCGTTACTTCAATTACTTCAACACTAATGCTTTTTGGAGAGGAACAATTTATGTCCGAGCAACTACAAAACGACATTGACGACATCGTGACAGACTTCATTCGCCGTTCAGGTGGAAAGATTGGAATGATTCGTCCTGATGAATTAGCCACCATGATTCGTGAAGCAGCCAGCCGTGGAGCAATGGCTGGATGGCTTGGTGGTGTTAAGCAGGAGCGTGAACACTCACGCAGCAAACAATCACAGGTGCAGAAATGAAAAACAGAATACAAGCTCTGCTGATGGCGCGTGAACTTGAAGCCTACCAAGCTGAAGGACCATCAAAGATTGCAACTATGCTGTGCGATTTGGTCAAGCAGCTTGAGATTTACGAGCAAGAAGTTGACTCACTGCGTGACCGTGTGAAGACTCTTGAGATGGACATCATGGAGCGTGACTTGTGAGTCGTAAGAAATCAAAGTACAAGCCAAGAGCAGTTCGTCTTGATGCAATCACTTGGGTCATCAATGGCTTCAGGAACATCAGCGAAACAGGAGATGCAATCCTGCACTTGAAGATCAAGAACCATGAGTCATTGGAGTGTCTGCGCAAAGGAGAAGCGCAGCGCATTGACATTGACACCATCATTGGTGCGTTCAACATTGCAGAAGCACTGGCACGAATGAAGATTGGCGATGACTACGCCAAAGAGATTAAAGCTGGTCAGGATGCTTTGCTTGAAGTTGCCAAGCGTGGCGTTAGTCGTGATGACAAATTCATCTTGAAGGCTGCTGAACTGTCTGCCATCAACTTGACGATGGAAGTGCATGATGCACAGCTTGAAATCACAACCATTGGTGAACTTGAGAAGGCAATGGACATCGTTGCCAAGGAAATAAAAGCGCGTAAGGCACGATCAGTATTGGAGAAAACATGATTGACGAAGATGATGACGACTACGAAGCGTGTAGCTGGTGTGGTGGCTGCGGAGAAGGAATGTATGACGGTGCTGCTTGCCGCAAATGTCACGGAACTGGCATTGAGCCAGTAGAAAAAGAGGACGACGATTATGAGTAAAGAAGCAATGAAGCTGGCGCTTGAGGCGTTACAAGGTTCCATCGCTATCACAATGGCAAAGATTGATTTTCGAAACAAAGCCATCAAAACCCTAGAAGAAGCACTAGCCAAGCAAGATCAAAGCACGAAGTGCGTGGGTGAGCCTGTTGGAGAAATGGTTGCTTGGCCTAATGATTTTGAAAGGGTTGGTGTTGATTGGATTAGCTATGTTCCTGACGTTGGAACCAAGCTCTACACCACACCACAACAACGCACGTCACGGAGTGACATGACATGGGTTGGTCTGACGGATGAGGAATTTGAAGCAATCTGGAAACGATATGGTTGCTATGAACTGATGCGGGAAATTGAAGCCAAACTCAAGGAGAAGAACACGTGACAAGAGAAGACATCATCAAAGCAACTCGCAACAGCCTGAACATCTATTCATTCACTGCCGAGGCGCTTGAGAAATTGATTGCCGCAATCCAGTCAGAACATAAATGCCAGACCTGTGAAGCGCTTGCCATAACAGTAATGATGGATCAGACGGCGCATGACACGCATACCGCAGCGCAGAGGCAATGGGTATGGCTAAGTGATGAGGAGATTGCAAAACTTGATTGTTACGACCATCTTAAATTTGCCCGTGCCATTGAAGCCAAACTCAAAGAGAAGAACACATGAAATACATTGACCACATCGCATACCCGATCATGCTGGCTGTCATCTACGTGCTGCTTGGCTTCGTCAAATGGGACAGCAACCCTGCCAATTGGGATTTGAAAGACAGATGGCTGTGGATTATTTGGGGATTAGCGTGGGGCTTTGCACTTCGTCAACGCATACTGCGTGAACTAGGTCGTAATCAATTCATGTGGATGCCAGAATGATTCACTTTGTATTTGAAGACATTGCCAACATTGCACTGCTGTGCTTTTTGCTTGGCATTGGATTTATCACTTTTGTCGCTGTAGCACTTACCTACATCGCAGCTTATTTTTTAATGGAAGAATTCAATGACAACAGCTAATCAAATTATCAACTGTTTCCATCCTGACTATGTAAAGACGCATATGTCAGAGTTCTTAACCCATGTGCAACAGCAAAACAAATACGAGAAATCGTCTCAGCACATGGCAAGTTTTGTCACCAACAAACGCAAGACAGAACCATCGCATGGGACAATTCACGGCATATCAAAGCCGCTTCACGTCAATCGAGCATCGAGTTACAACTCAATCAATCGTGATGGCACAACGCCAAAGCAACGCGTTGAGTTAGCACCAAAAGAGTTCAAGATTTTCAGCCGCGCTGGAACAGCAAACGTTAAACCTAAAGGAAAGAAAAAATGAGTTACGCACACACAGAGATGAACGTCATTGTTTGGGGAACCAAGCGTGGAATCATTCAAAATAGCACTGCACTTGCACAGGCAAACAAGACGCAAGAAGAAGTCAATGAGTTGTTCCAAGCAATTCACAGCAAAGACAAAGCTGCAATGGCTGACGCTTATGGCGACATCATGGTCACGCTTGTCATGGGCGCTGCTATCGCTGACCTTGACTTACAAACTTGCTTTGAGTTGGCATATCAGGAGATCAAGGACCGCAAAGGTTCTTTGAACGCTGATGGCATTTGGGTTAAGGAGTAAGTCATGGGTAAAGGCAGCGCAAGACGCAAAGAAGATACAGACAAAATTATCAGTAATTGGGACGCAATCTTTGGAAAGAAAGACAAGAAAAATGACGGACAACGTGAACAATCCGAAACACTACAACAGCCACCCGTCAGGGATTCAGGCAATCCAAGTGACGGAACACATGAACTTTTGTCTCGGTAACGCGATGAAGTACATCTGGAGAGCCGATCTAAAGCACGATGCAATCGAAGACTTAGAGAAGGCTGTCTGGTACATCAATCGTGAGATTGAAAGACGTAAGCGATGAAATCAGTTCAGCGTCCAAGACTCATCAAAGCAATCATGGATGAACCTTTGACAGCGATGGAAGTGTCAAAGGTTATTCACTGTCATGTGCGTAACGCAAGAGCAATCTTGCGTCAACTCTATCTCGATGGAAGCGTATTCATACAAGAATGGCATCCTTCTGAGTACCAAGGAATCCCGACTGCTGCTTACCGTTTTGGCATTGGTGTTGACGCTAAAAAGCCAAGACCAATGACAAACACTGAGCGAGTTCGTAAGATGCGCGAGAAGGAAGACGTAGAGAAGAAAGCGTTTCGACTAGCTAGAGAGCGCCAACTCAAAAGGAAAGTTAGACGCGACCCTCTGACTGCTGCTTTCTTTGGGTCAGCTTAATAGAGAAGACAGCAGTATGAATCATTGCGCTTTCGCCAAGTTCAGTGACTGCTGCCATGTTTTACTAATCTAACAAACCTTTGTTCATGTAGTAGCCAGCTTGATTGAAGTGAAGCAAATCTTCTGGCTTTACATCAAGACCATACTTAGCACCAGTTGGGTCGTATTCATATGGGAAGTATTGTCTACGTTCTTCTGGAGTTAGATTCATACGTCTTTCAGTCAAACGTGCTTCTGCTTCTCCCATAAGATTTTTGTAAAGTGTTTTTTGATCTGATGGGAAAGACGCAATGTCTTTTCTCATAGCCCAATCCATAACTTGTGGATTTGTACTATGTCCTAAGTTGTCACGAACCCATTTTGCTGCTTCAGATGGAGTTTCTCCAGCTTGCAGTCTGGCTCCAATAATCTTGGCAGTATTCATTTCAGATTCAGATGGAAACATTGATGGACTTCCACCAATTCCAAAACCTTCACGCTCCTGAATCGCGTGTTGCAATTCATGTAGTGTGATTGTTCTTGATGATGGCGATAATCCAACTCCACCTTCTCCAGTTCCAACTAAAGAGTATTGAAGGTCTTGATACTCATTGCTTAATGCTCTTGCTTTTTTCTCTAAATTTGGATTGACTAATCCTTTTATGTCTTGTCCTGATTCATCAGCTTTTTCAAGCGCATCGTTGTATGACTTCCATTCATCACTTGTTCTAAAGTCATCCCATTTTTTCTTTGCGGAATCAACTGCTTGTTGCTGTGTATCAGTCAATAACCCACGCTGATATTTGCCTTGGTTATATGAAACAGAGTCTGTTGCTGGATAGTACGTTGCAAGCACATCTGTATTGATATTGCTATTAAATGAACCACCAACATTCTTCAACTCTGGATAAGCCTTATAAAGTTCTGGATGCTCTAATGCTTGAGACATTTTCCAAGATGGAACATCTCCATATTCGTCAATGTATTCTGTTGGAAGTCTTCCAGTAAGAATCTTTGATTCTTTGTCGCTGATTTCTTGTCTCCACTGACCATCAGCGCCTTTTATTGTTCCTGTTTCTTTCCAAATTTCTTGTGGAGTCTTTTCCTTTGATGCCATGTTTTCTGCTTTAAATGCAAGTTTCTTGTCAAACATTGGCGACTCAGCACCAATAAACATACGCATAGGCTGTGGAGTAATCGAAGCCAATGGACCACGACCATAAACCATTGCTTCGTTTACTGTATTACCAAGCAATCCACCAGCACCTTTGACGAGTTCAACAGGACCACGCGGATTCATTGCAGCACCAAGCTGCTCCATGCCAGAAGTCTCCATGCGTGGATTCGATACGCGTGGAATGTTTGACAGAATCTGCTCAGTTGTTGGTGCTGCTGGCGCTGATTCCAACAGGCTTTGCATCTTTTGTGGCAAACGTGGCGTGATGTACTGACGACCTAATGCGTTAATGTCACCAAGCAAACCAACTGGCGCAGCAGTAAAACCACGACCAAGAGACTCTGCGTTGCTCAAAGAGCCACGCAGTGCATCCATCAAAAGACTATCTGAATATTGGTTTGCTGGCATTGATTAACGTCCCAAAAGTCCACCAGAAATATCACCACCTTGACTGCCAGCAGTGATTGCTGCTGCTGATGGTACAGCGCGTTGTGCTTGTCCAAACATCTGAGTCACACGATCTTGCAGCATCTTGATGCCGCTTTGATCTTTCAAGGCGTTCAGAACAAACTTAGGGTCTTCCGACACCAAGATTTGAGCAACCTGTGCGCGTTGTGCATCAGACAATGTTGGAGTTGCTTTGTCCAAAGCCTTCTTTGCAACTGTCAACATACTTGAAACATTGCCACCAAGTGCAGATGAAATCTCTTGTGCAGAAATGTTCATACCAACACGGTTTGCGTTCATTGCAGTTGGTGCAGTAGAAGAACCACCAAGAACAGCAGTTGCAGCACGTTGAGATTGCGATGCACGACCAACTGTTTCAAGCATTGAATCAATCTGGTCTTGTGGGAAGATTGTTCGCAGAATCTGACCTTCTTTAGAAGCAGGGTCTTCAATCTTTTGCATCAGAGTTTTACCAGCACCAAGGCTTGATTTGTTACGCAAAGCATCCATCACACCAGCGCGGAACGCTTTTGCTGCACCTTCACTCTTTGATGCCAAGTTTTCAAAGTCGTACTGAATCTCGTCAGCACTCTTGGTGAATACCTTACGACCAGCATCAAAAGATTCTGAAGCCAGACGGTTTGAAGCAACTGTTTCACGCGCAGTACGCAAAGCCAAAGAAGATTTGTCCAACTCACCACGAAGTGCGAGTTCAGCTTTGCCAAGGTTTGTACCAACTCCACCATTGCCAGATGAAAACGCTGCGTTCTTAGCGTTAGCAACGCCACGACGAATTATCTCCATGTCTTCAAGCGTAGGCATCTTGTCCCATTTGACGTTACCAGTTTCATCAACTGACCAAAATGGAGTCTTACCAGTTGCTGAACGATAAAAGTCATTGATGGCTTTACCGCTTTCAGGAGTACGCTTCAACGCATCAGTTGCAGCGTTAATCATGTCACCATTTACAACGCCACCTTGTGCATAAGCCGATTTGTAAAGTTGATCTTCAACCTTGCCGAGTTCTTTTTCACCAGCGCGATATGACTTCAAGACGTTGGTGTCCAACTCTCCTGCCAAGCCTTGTTGCAACTCATTCATTGCTTGACCACGCAAAGCTGGTGGACGTTCAGTCAAAGCCTTCTTCAGAATAGTTGATGCCTGACCACCACCACGCGCATAGACGCGAACAGCGTCTTGCAGGGTAGCGTTCTCAGCCATGATTTCACCATTAGCGATTTTCTGAACCAACTCATCTGGTGTCAGACCAGTTTCAGTTGTTAATCGTTGGATTTCATTCTCAACAACTTTCGCGCCACGGTCACCAACACGACGACGAACTGTGTCAATCACGCCAGTAACCAGACCACCAACAGCTTTTACAGCTTGCTGTGCAACTGGAGCCATCAAAGAACCTTCGACAGCGCCGCCAACAGCACGTTTCAGACGGTCAGCAATGTCGTTTTCACCGCTTGCAGCACCAGCAACACCGCCTTGTGCTGCACCCATAGCCATCAAACGACCTAAAGCTGGAGCAGCTTGAGCAGCACCTTCAACCAGAGATGCGCCACCAGTGAATGGAGCCATTGCTACAGCAGGAGCCAATGCTCCTGTAAGTTCGTATGAAGTCGATTCAACTGGATATGCCTTTTGGTACACAGCCAACTTCTGACGAATCTGGTTCAATTCATCTTGATACTTCGTGCCAAACATTGCTGAACGAGCAGCAGCCTCTGCTTCATCAGCCGTGTTCAGTGTTGCACCTTGAGCAAACTGACGAATACGCTGAGTCTCAGGAGCAGGAAGCTGCGAAAGCAACTTGATCTTTTCCTCTTGGCTGATGCCATCAGGAAACTCCACAAAGCCGTAGCCTTCAACCATTTCTCTAGACATAGTGTCGCCTTATTCAAAAACCCAAGAGCCGTTCTTAAACTTCCATGTGCCTTGGTTTGCAGCAGGAGCAACTGTATTTTCCTTCAAGTTCTTCTGCATCAACTCTTTGCTTGTCAACTCTGGTGGTTTGACGTAAGGCTGGAAGATTGACTTAACAGCAGACTGTGGCATATATTGACCAAGCAATTCAGCCTTGCGAGCAGCTTGCTTGTTGTATGCGTCAATCGCTACGTTTGCAGATGAACGAGCCAAGTTAGCCAAGTCCAATCGTGCTTGCTCACTGCCAACACCACCAGCTTGAATCTTGTCCAAATAACCCTGCATACGGTCAGCCATACCTTGCATCTGTGCAGCAGCATTTGCTTCACCTTGCATAACAGCAGAATTCGGGTCAAGCGCCTTGATGGACTTGATAAGAACACCATAATCAGATATGCCACCTTGACCAGTTGTCACCAAGTCTTTGACGATGCCATAAGACTGCAAGATGCTTTCAACTGGAGCGCGGTAGTTCTTATCCCAATCCTGTGCAGCAGTGCTGATTTGCTCTGGCTTCATGGCTGGAGCCATGCCACCAGCGTAAGCTGGAGCGCCACCACCAGCAGCAGGAGCGCCGCCAGCAGCAGGAACATTACCAGCACCAGCAACTGCTTTTGCGGTACGAGTTGGAACAACGCCTAATGGATTGTTCATGTCAATCAACTGCTTACCACCAGCAGGAGTCTCGATATATTGGTAGTCAGGACGATATGTAATCTTGACTTCACCAGTTGGAGCCTTGAAGCCCAAAGTGCCTGATGGCAAACCAAGTTGAGCAATATCGTCATTTGTCAACTGAGTGAACTGAGTGTTAGTCATCTTCAGAATCTCACCCATTGCTTCTTTTCGTGGCATCTGACGCAGAATTGCAGCCTGTGTTGGTGTCACGTTGAAACCACCAATGTTGACCATGCCTTCTGGAGTAGCAGTACCACCAGCAGGAACACCACCAACTCCAGCAGGAGCAGCGCCACCAGCAGCAACTGGTGCTGTTGGAACAATGCCACCACCAGCAGCCCAATCAGCGTTCATCTTCGCTTCGCGCAACTTTTCACGCGCCAATAATGTCTGAATTGCACCTTGCTGTGCAGTTGAATAGCCTTGTTGACCAGCTTGCAAAGCACCGCCAAGAGCCTGACCAAGTGAAATTGGACGTGCGCTAGGACCACCAGCTTGCATCAAAGCTGCTGCTGCTTGCAGCATACCTTGTTGCTGAATGTCATTTGTCATCTCTGGTGTCATGTAGTCTTCAAGACCACTTCCACCTTGACCAAAGAGTAAACCACCAAAACCTTGAGTTGCCATCATTTACTCCTTAGAACAATTTTCCAGAACCTAATAAGCCGCCAGCGATTGCGCCATATCCAGCACCTGTTGCTCCGCCAATCATATTTCCCAAAATACCGCCAGACAAAGAACCACCAAGAATTCCTGCTCCAGTATTTGTATAAATTGGTGTTGTAGTTGTACCGCCAAGGTTTGCTGGCTGGATACCCAAAGCGCCTTGAGAGATGCCCAAACGTTCCAAAGACAAGTTACGAGCAGCATCCAGTTTTGCTTGCTCCAATGCTTGACGTTGTGCTTCAGATTGCATGACTGCTTGAGCGCCAGCAATACCCAAGTTTTGCTGTTGAGCAGCCAAGTTACCCATTTGACCAGCAGCGTTCAATCGAATACCAGCGCCTTGTGCAGCAGCAGCTTGATTTGCCAAGTTTGCTTGTTGGATTTGGCTTGCGTTGTATTGAGCCATTTGATTTTGTGCAGCAACGTTTGCCAAGTTTGCTTGGTTAGTTGCACCAGCACCAAACTGAGCAGCTTGGTTGACAGCGCCTTGGTTAGACATCAAACCTTGCATCTTCAACTGTGCATTGGCTTGCTCCAAACTCAAGTCAACACCTTGGTTTGCCATCTGTGCTTGCAACATACGAGCAGCGTCAGTTTGACCAAGTTGAGCAGCAGTATTAAAGCCAGCAGAGCGCAAGTTTGCAGCAGTGCTTGAAGCATTGCGCAATGCAGCTTCGTTTGTCAATGCTTCTGCAACACCTTGACGTGAACCACCAAATGCTTTTGCAGCAGTAGCAGCAGCACGATCTGACAAACCAGCACGTTGACGTGCAAGTTCAACATCAGACAGTGCAGATTGAACAACTTGATTCTCATAAGGATTCATGTACTGGCTCATAAACTGAGCGCCAGTTCCACCACTTACGTTTTGTACATTTGCACGATTTGCTTGTGCAGCAGCAATTTGCTCTGGCGTATATCCTTGAGAAGCAGCCAGTTGAGCTTGACCAGCTTGTGCAGCAGCAATTTGCTGTGGTGTATATCCAGCTTCCAAAGCAGACAAACGAGATGCTTCAGCAGTACCAGTTTGACCAGCACCACCAATTCCAAGATTTTGAAGTTGCTGTTCAGCAGTGCCATATTGATCGCTGAAGCCAGCAAATTGCTTTTGACCTAAAGCAGCAGCAGTTGTCCGCGCTTCTTCTAAGTTGCGCAGATACGCAGCTTTCATCTCAGGGTCAATTGCAGTGCTTGATGTTGAAGATGTTGGCTGACTTCCACCACCAAGGACAGATGTTGCTGCTAAACCAGCACCAGCAGCAGCCAATGGGTTTGCTTTAGCCCAATCAACTGCATTGCTTAAAAGACCACCACCAGCAGCGCCAGCAGCAGCAGGACTTGTTGCCCAAGCACCACTGGCTTCGCCAAGAAGTTCTGGTGCAGCAGCTTCAGCAGCAGTACCGCCAAGTGTTAAACCACCCAATCCACTAAGACCGCCAGTAGCGTAAAGACCACCACCAATCAAAGCCGCCTTGCCTAGTGGAGTGCTTGCAACACTTTTTACAGTGTCAACAACTGGAGCCGCAACGCTCTTAACTACGTCTGTCACTGCACTTACTGCACCACCCATATCATTCCCCTTTGTTACGCTTTGAAGCGTAGATGTAGGCTTTTGAGCCATCAATCAAAACTATTTGACACTTCTCTATCCAGCCAAATGACTCAGCGAACTTCTTGAGTTTGGTGTCTTCTTCACGAATCAATGCTGCAATTGGACAATCAACCAACTCCAGCAACTGATTCACATCTTTCCTGTAACGCCTTTTCGTGTCACCCGTCCACTTAAAAATGTCCGTGTGAAACCAGATGTTGTCGTTCCAATATTCAAAGTACATGATGTAGTCTTTACGGACACAAACTGGTACTTTTCCACCTTGCAACTCTTGCATCAATTTTAGTCTCTGATTGACTCTTTAGCACACCACTCGTTTAGCGACCACCAGAAGCAACAGCTTCCAGACGAGTCACGCCAACGCGCCAATCAGCCAATATGTTTGCCGTGTAGCGAATCTTTACTTGACGTGCTGAGAAGCGAACGTCAGTTGGTTGAGACGCTGAATATGGTCCAAATGTGGATTCGTCAGAAGTTGGGTACATCCGAGTTTTAAATGACACCACAACTTCTCCCAAAGACTGCTCATCTGGTATCACTTGACGTACTGACATTACAGCGTCACCAGTACCAACTTCAATTGGTCCAGACTCAGCATAGACTTCAGCACCATCGTAGTTAAAGCCAACTTCGTGTTCATAGATGTAGCCATCTGGTGAAATCATCAAAGGATTAGTGAAAACCCCACGATCAGTTCCAGCAGTACGAGACATACGACCAATAGACCAATGACCTTCTCGATAGTTGTATGTGACATACGAGTCGTTTTCAGTTGACTGAGATGAAGGGTAATACCAAGTGATTTCACCATAGCTGCTATTGTGGACAGCGTAAACCTTGCTCGATTGGCTGTAGTTCATATTGTTGAACACATAGTCACCAACTTCAGAAGTCAATGGCTTGACGTATCCGTCATATACCCAGAAACCTGAACGAGACATCCACATTGCTGACGTATCAATTGCAGCCACAGCCTGAGACGAAATCACTCCACAACCTGACCCAACCTTCTCAAACGAATAGACGTATGGAGCGCCAATATATGAAGATGCGTGGACATCAACGTCAGTAAACAGTAAGTTCAATCCACGAACACGCTTACCGCACTTCAATGAACCAACTGTCTGCAACTCAAAGTCACCAGCCTGATTGGTTGTAGAAGGAGTCCAATCTGTGTTGTCTTCTTGGTCACACCACTTTACCAAGCGTGGATTTCCTGATGCACCAAGAGCAAAGACAAAGCGTTCAGCAGTTGTCATCACAGCAGCACATGACGTTGGAGCGCCACTAATTGCAGCAGCAATTGTTGGTGTTGAGAAGCCTAATTGCCACTCATACAGCTTACCGTCAGCATCTGAACAAGCAACGACATACTCGCCCCATGTATCCATTGTCCATGTAGTTGCTGGAGTTATAGACCCCAAGTCTGGACGAGCAACGCCAAAAGCAAAAGAACCGTAAGTGCCGTATCCATATCCTGTTTTCACTACCGCATCTGTCACGCCAGTTGTAAATCCTGACGGTGTAATGTCTTTGATTGTTCCTGATTCGTTCATGGCATACAGCTTTGACGCTGTACCAGCCACAATCCAACGATCTGCTGAGTTATCACGCCAAGTGATAAGACCACGACAAACACCAGACATTTGAGTAGATGAACGCTTACGCCATCCACCGATTGGACGCAAAGTTCCTTCAAACCAGCGAACTAGGTTTGAGTCGTAGTAGCGTCCAGCAGACTGATATTCAGTGCCATTACGATAAACACCAGCAGGAATCTTGAGTGGAATGAGTGGCATATTAGTTCGACACGAATGAAAGCGTCACAACAACGCTTGGGATTGATGGACGAGCATATGGACTCGTTTGAGCGGCATATGCTTCAAAATATGCAGATGTGCTTGAACTTGCAGCCCATAACTCAACGTGGTCACCATCAGCAAGATCAACATAAAAATTGCAAGCTGCAATCAAATAACCATCAGATGAGCCATGTTTGCTTGGAATATCAAACTTGCTTGCTGTTCCAACAATATCGGTTCCATTCTTCCTTAACCAGACAACACAGTTTTGGATTGCAGTATCTGTGTTTGCAATCTGGATGCTGAACTGATAGTTGTACTTTCCAGCTTGCACAACGTGCAAACCATCACCAACATCAAGAGTCATTCCATTGAGAAAGTCAGTTGTGTTGCAAGTTACGAGATATGCAGTATTTGAAGCAGAAAAGTTGAAATCTGTACTTCTTTGAACGGCTCCATATGGAAAGTTGATGTTCTTTCCACCTCTAGGTCCAATCAATGAACCAAACAAACTTGAGACTTTAAGGAAGAAGTTACGCAAAGCAGCATTGGTCAAAGCAAACGAACGAGCGTCATATCTGTCTTGCGGATGAGGCAAGTCAGGGACTGCTGGTGTAGTTAGCTGCTGATTTACGTTTGACATAGACTATATTTTCGCTGAAATTATGCTGTCAAAACCGCCAGTGCTTCGTTCGTGTGTTTGATTCTGTCATCTAGACCAATCGTCCCACCATTGATCTTCTTGGTAAGTCCAACCCAATCTGCTGCTTCAGCCAAGTTGTTGCAGTTGTGAGTTGACCAGAACCAGCCAGCAGTTAGGGCTGCATACTTTGGAGTACCCACCAAGTCAGGGTCAGCAATAAAATCAATCCCCAATGCCTGACCAGCATGAAAATAGTTAGCATGACCAGTAAGCTGAATACACCCACGACCGCGAAAACGGTAACCATCCCCAGATGACTCATCACGGTTACCCATGCGAGAAGCATAGACCATGTTAGCGATTTTCTTTGGGTTTCCAGCATATTGATTTGCTACCTCTAAAGTAGGAAAACGCTTTGCCCACAGCTTCATCAGAGTGGCAGCACGATAGTTAAGATTTTCTTCAAGGATTTTGAAGCTTCCACATTCATGTCCGCACTGCCCAATGAAAGCAGCCTGTTGTCTTGGTGTATTGATGCCAAAACGGTTGAATGTTTCATTCAGAGCATCAACCCATTGTGGACCAATGTGAAGTTTGGCTAGTTGTTCAGCGGTTACCACTTAACGTACTCCTTACGGCTTCGTACCTGTCGATGCAGGAGTTCAATTCGATGATGGCCCTGTCGCCTTCTGCGACGAGCCTGATAAGGTCTTCAACAGTCTGTCCGTCAAGTTCGGCTCTCTCTTGACCATTGACGCTGGCAGTGGTGGAACATCCACCTTTGGTGGTTGTGTTGACGAACAGCCTTGGACGACTAGCAAGAACGCTAGACAGCTTAGTTTCAAACTCTTGTTTAGTGGCTTCATCTTTAACATCCTGCTGTTCCTTTTGATGGTTCATCTCTGCGTTCTTCTGTGCAATCACCAGTTGGTCCTCTGTGTCTTTTAATACATAGCCGACATGGTGACCGTAAAAGTATGCAGCAACCGCGACACTGATACTCCCAAGAATCATCCAAGGGTTTACCATCATCGCTCTCCTGCTCTAGCCAAGGCAATTTCCTCTCGGACATCATCAGACTCCAAATGTTCTGGTGGTGTTGTCGGTGGTGGTGGTGCAACCCAAGATTCATCAAGTTCTGGATTCTTAAAGCCGCCAAAGTTGAAATCAAACATTCCCCCAGATGAAGCCGTAGGCGCAGGGGAAGTGCTAGGCGCTACGGTTGGTGTCTTTGGGGGCTGTGTAGCCGCCATCTTCTCTGATGCTGCTTGGACACCTTTACGGCTCATTACGCCACCAATGCCGCCAACAACCAACAGAACAATATCGTTCAACATCTTGGCAAAGGCTTGGTCCATTGGAGCCATTGACTTCAATGGTTGAACCACAAAAGCCAAGCTGTAAAGCATAAAAGCCACAATGCCAGCCAGAATCAGCGTGACAACGATAACCACGAATCCCCAGATTCGTGTTTCAAATTCTTCAGCGGTCAGAGGACGCTGCTGGTGCTGGTGCTTGTGTTGCAATTTGCTTCTCCAATACAGGTGCGACTAAATAATCTGGACAGTCTTGTGTGAATAGACAGTCAGGACGTTGGCAGCGTTTTGCGCTGAAGTTTTGTGGGTCTTGGCAAAAATACCGAAACCTATCATCACAAGCCGCCAGCATCAATATGCTTAACAGTATCAGTTTTCTCATGGCTTTCTTTAATCTCCTTCTTGAGTTTCTTCAACTGACGAATCTCGTACTGCAACTCTGACTTCATCTTCATGTAGTCAACCACTACAAGAACTGAAACTGGCAACGCAAAGAACAAAACAACTGACAGAACAACTACACCAGCGACAAACCATTTGGTGTCTTCGCGAGCCATCCGAGTGATAGCAGCAGCGCCCACATCCATAGAATTACCAGCAGCACCGCCGTTGTAACTACCAACCGATCTATTCTGTGATTGCGTAGTAATGCGCGTTGCCACTTTGAATCTCTTTCCTGTTTGCGTTTCAGTTGTCTATCAAACTCCTGCTCCTCAAGGATTAGGTCATACATCTCAAGGAATCGGCTGTATATCGCTCTGAGTTCCTTTGGCGCGTAGACCATTGCTTCTCTGATTTGAGTCGTCATATTCTCCAATTGGAGTTCGATCTGCACCCTGTCAATCGCACTGTCTTCAATCGTTGTCGTCGTCTTGCTGATTTCTTCCAACTCAAGACAATGTGCTTGCAAGTTTCTTCGTATCTCAAAGAACACCTTTAACTGTTCGCAAACCTGATGGATTGCTCTGGTTTGGTATTCCTCATAACTTAGTTCTGGTTCACGCTCCTTTGTCTTCTTTGCAACGCTTGGAACAATTGACTCAGTGACAATTGGAGTCGCAATCGCAACCTTCTTATCTGGCTTCTTGCCGCCAAATAAACCAAGAAGCCACGACCATAAGGTGGTGACTTCTTTGTAGATTGCTTTCGCATCTCCAATGCCTTGCTCAATATTCTTCTTGAGTTTGCCAATTTCAGCCTTCCCTTCTGAAAGCATCTCGCAACCTTTGCGAACTGCTGCAACAGCAGCTTGCGCTGCCATGAGAAGGCTGATTGGGTCCACATCACTTCATGTGCGTAATGGTTGACCAGATAACACCAGCCATGCTGATGGTAAGAACACCAAAAGCCTTGATGATGATTCCTTCAAGGCGTTTGAGTCTTGCATTGATCTGCTCGTAACGCATCGCACAAATTTCTTCGTGCGTTGACAAACGAGCATCTGTTGCATCAACTGTTGCCATCTTCAGCTTTCTGTTCTTTCGGTACTTGTGGGTCTGCTTGATTCTTGATTTCAACAATCAATGGGAAAGCACCCGTCTTACTTGGCAACTCACCAAGTACGTTCAAGATGAAGTTGACTGCATCAACTGTGAGTTCTAACTTGATATTCATTCTTGACTCCAAGGAAGACCTAAAGCTTTAACTGGAGTGCGTTGAGCCTCAATCTGAGCCTTTAGAGCAGCTTCTACAGCTTCTTTGTCTACCTTCTCCCACAACCACGCAAGCACAGTAGCTTCATTCAAGGTAGCGTAATCCACAAATGTCTCACCACGTTCTAGCTGTTGAGTGTTTACGATAGAGGCTGAGAAGTCTCCGTCTACCAATGAAGCACCCCAATGAATAGTAGTCACCAAACCATCAGCGGTTTCACGGTCTAGGTTATTGATTGTCCAAGTTGTAGTCATATTATTTGGCTTTCAGAGCAGCTACGTCAGCTTGCAGTTGAGTGATGATGGCTTGTTGTTCTTGGATGGCTGCTGTCAGAGTAGCAACCAAGAAGCTGGAGTCAATGCCTTGGTATTTTGGATTGCCGTCAGCATCTACAGCGTCTTTCTCACCGTGTACGGCTTGTGGAAATACTTCAGCTAATTCATGAGCAATGAATCCTTCACCGTCTGAACTGTCGGTGTTCCACTTGTACGTTACAGGTTTAAGCAATGCAATCTTATCCAATGCGCCCGTCATTGGGGTGACCGTATTCTTCAAACGGTAATCTGACGAAGTGTTGTAAGAAGTAGATGTTCCATTAGTTGTGATGTTTCCAACACCAGTTGTTGTATATTGAAAAGCAATAAATTCTCCAGTTGACGCACTTCTACGCATGAACGAACATAAACCATTACCGCCTGCACCAGACGTAATAATTGTTGTTCCCCAATCGCCTGAATTTACTTGAATCCCTGCCACAGAACTTCCCAACTTACTTGTAGTCCCCACCAGCAAGTTACCGCTGGAGTCGATACGGGCGCGTTCTGCTCCGTTAGCGCCCAAAGACAAATAACCGTTTTGGTTATTAAGAATTTGAAGGTTTGCACCATTTTGAAAAATGTATGAACCTAAAGCTCCGTTGTAACCAAGAGTTACGGTTGAACCATTTACACCATTCAATGAAAGTTCGTGGGTACTTCCAGCGCCAAGCAGTGGAGAAGTAGTGCCAACAAGCAAATTCCCACTAGCATCAAGCGTCATTGCTTGGGTGAAGGTAACGTTAGAGCCAGCAGAACCAGAAGCCGCAGTTTGCCAAACGTGCTGACCACTATTCTGGTAATAACGACTTGCGTAGTCAGTACCAATGTATTTATCGTTTGTGCCATCAGAATAAAAGTTCTGGCTGACCATTGCATACGCACTGTTTAAAGACAAAAATCCAGCTCTTTGAATTTGCGTAGCTTTCCAAGAGCTTCCCCAAGCACTAGGAGTAACACCCAAGCCTAGGTTACCGTTGACATCAAGGCGCATACGCTCGGTAGCCGCTGCATCGTTTGTACTGGTTTTAAAAATCAATCCACCAGATTGTCCGTATGTTGAGCCAGCATCAACATAATGCCAAATACCAGCAATACCACGATCAAAAGACCCATCGTATCGTTGAGAACCAAGCAGCATCGCAGACTCAGTACCAGCAGTGTTTCCAGTCTGAGGGTTGTTAATTCGAATGTTGCCGACTTTTACTTCTAGTTTTGAACTGGGGGAAGTTGTACCAACACCCAAGTTAGTACCATCAAACACCAAAGCACTACCTGAAGTGACTACTTTAGAGCCGTTCAAGTAAGCAACACCGTTGGCTGTGCCTGCACTATTACTGATTGAACCAGCAATAGCCAATGTCTTACCAGAACCAATATTTAATCCAACAGATGTACCTGTACCGTCAGACTTGAAGATCGCATCAATGGTGTCAAGATCGGTATTGATCTTTGTACCCCATGTGTCTGTTGACGCGCCAACCTCTGGTTTGGTCAGCGATATGTTGGTGGTTGTGGTATCAGCCATTTTTCAATCCTCATGCAGCAATTTGCCACGTTTCAGTGTTATCAGATATTGGAACCCAAGTCTCTGTCGTATCGTCAATATCCGTCCATGATTCTGACGTATCAGAAGCAACTACCCAATCATTTGACGTGTCATCAATTCCTGTCCACGTCTCATTTGTGTTGTCCTCATTTTCCCACTTTTTACGCGCATAAACAGACATTTCTGAATTGCACGAAACTGTGAAACCTTCATTCTGGACACGGATGCCATCAATGATGACTTCGCTTGATGCCTCAATCGTAACTGGCTGATTCACAATAACTTGTGAACTGACAGTCATCACAGCATCATCAAAGAGACTTATCTCAGCAAAAGCAACGCGAACTCCATTGACAGCCATTGCGCTTGCATCAGTTGATGTCAATGCGCCAATGGCAATACGTTCGCCAGAAATAGATGCAGAGAAAACAGATGCAGCAGTTACAGCGCCTATTGCGTAACGCAATCCATCAATAGAAGCAGAAGATGCAGATGCAGCGGTTGCTGCACCAATTGCAATACGTTCGCCAGCAGCAGTTACTGAACTGGTTGATGCAATAGTAAATGATGCATCAGGCTTGACTACGTTGGCAGCAACTGCAACAGCACTGGCGCTAGAAACAGAAAACGCGCCTATACAGACGCGAGTTCCTGACGTAGTGACAACTGAGTCATCTACGATTGCTACGGCTCCAAGGGATACTCCACGGGAGTAATTGCCCCCGCCGTAATAGCCAGAGCCGTAAGCTGCCATGATTAGGTCAGAGTGACTGTCAGACTAGATGCAGGGATACGGAACACGTCACCATCGTTGATAGTACGTGATGTAGTCAATGGCGCCCATGCCAACATAGTTCCACCGCTTGATGCTGTGAAGATTGCAGCATGAGTCACAGTACCCCAGTTGCCACCAGAAGCAGCAGCAAATTCGATTGCAGCAGAGTTTGTTGCAGTAGTTGGAGATGTGCCTGAAACACTGATTGTTCCAGTTGCAACACGCGCATAAGCGTTGCCAGTAACTTCAGTACCGCCACCAGTATCTGATGGTGCTGCTGTGAACAAACCAACATACCAAGCTGTTGGACGTGTTGCTGAGTTAGTGGTCAATAACCAGTTGAGAACTAGGTTCTCTGTGTAATCGCTAAAAGATGACATCTCTTATTCCTTATCCAAAAGTTCTTGCTCTTGCCTTCAATGCGCCACCAGATGTCGCACCACGGTCATCAGCAACTTGCAAATCTTCCATTGCTGACGTATACATCGTTGCCCATGTTGTGATTCTCGCATCATCCTTCAAGTATGGAGCAGCCTGTAACAACGCACCATACAAATAGACATCAGGAGCAGCAGTCAGCAACCAATTTGTTGTAGTTGTATCTGATAACTTAGTCAACTTACCGTAATAAGTCAACTCAGCCGTATATGATGAATCAGGCACTGGAACAGTACGAATCTGAGAACCAACAATACTGAAATATCGTGGCTTGCCTGACGATGGATATTGAGATTGCAGATTGTCAAGAGAGTCAATCGTCTCAAACTGCAAAGGAGTCACTGGATTCGTTTGCAGCTTGAGAGACTTAACTTCCAAAAAGTCTGCTGGAACAGTGCCGTACTCAGTGTCCACAGTGGCTGTTGCACGAACAATCATTTGACGTGTTCGCAGCTTACGCTCAACTTGCGCTTCAGCCAATGAGATGAAGTCAGGGATTGCTGCTGTCAGATCGGTACGGTTCAACCAATCACCAACTGAAGACTTCAACTCTGAGTAGGTAGAGAGTGCCATTAGGATGCCTTTTGTGCTTTCTCCAAGTCACGCATCACCCAAGTGTGATCGTGCCTGAATTCAAATGTCCCAATGTGTCCGATTTCCTTCGACACATCGTGGTCTATGTATATTTTAAAGCCAGCAGCCGTTGCTTTGCGACAGAAGAAAACATCCTCACCAATGTAGCCACGTTTGTCTGTACGCCAAGGAGTTTCAAACCACGGCTCTGATAATTTCTCAAACACTTTACGTGAAATCAGCATCACGCCCATACCAATGGACTCAACTTCTTCCAATCCTGTTGAATCTGGCATTGAGTAGACAAGCTGACCGTCTAAGCCTCTAGCTGTTGGTCCTGTTGGTAGACGACGACGAGCGCAATTGGTAGCCACGATGTCTTTTTCATGTGCCAGCAAACGACCAACCATGTCCTGCGGGAATGTCATATCTGAGTCAATGAACAAAACGTGAGTGCAGTCCTCACGCATTGCTTCAAGGCACAAATCTGCGCGTTGGTTCTGAATCAAGGTTCCTTGATTGATCTTCAAGCAGATTGCATCAGGTGTGTTGAGTGTGTGATACGCCACCATATTGACCAAACAGAACGTGTAGTTCGAATGGACCATATCTCTCGCTGGTGTGCATACTGCAATGTATTTAACGGTTTCTTGTGTCATTTTTTATACTTGTCCTTCTTTCACGCGAAAGAATCTGTTGTCAGGGTCATTTAACCAACGCTTCATATAAGCATCATCATCCAATTTGCCTTGAGCCTTTAGTTCGTAGTAAACAGACAATGGGATTCGTGCAACATGATGGAACTCACCTTTCCATCCAGTGTTGTCGGATTGCGTTAAGTCCATCTTGTTCATCTCAATGATGGGCTTTACGTCTTGCAATGTTTCAATCGTTGCCTCATCTTTTTCTTCGTCGTAGTGCCAGACTTTTTTGATGCCTGTGTACTCGTCGTAGTCAAATAATCGTGATTCGTTCATATAAAAAAAGGGGCGAGTTTCCCCGCCCCTTCCATTGCTTTGATTAAGAAGTAATCAAGTCAGCAGCCAATCCCATTGCGTTCTCAGCCAACACTTTGTGACCCCACTCAACGATCAGCATACGCTTCTCAGCGTCACCAGTCTTGGCGAGTTCAACTTGTTGGTAAGGACGCAGAGTAGTCATCTTAGCCATGTCAGGGTCGATAACCCATGCGTCACGCTCACGTTGGAAGCGGTTAGCCACAACAGACACGTTACCGAAGTCAGACACATAGATGTCAACTGCACCAACCAAAGTTGCAGGACGATCACCACCGTTGATGTTGAAACGGCTTGATGCGATACCAGAGAAGCCAGACACGCGCTGCTTGTTCACTGGACCTGTCATCAACATCTTTGGTGTACCGCCAGCAGTCCACACTTGTTGAATCACGTTCTTCAAGATGGTTTCAGTGAAAGTACGAACGTTACCGTCAGTACGGGCGCTGTTAGGCAAAGTGGTGTACGAAGGGTTCGCACCGTTGGTTTGCATATCAACGTTAGTCTTGACGAAAGCGCCCAAAGAAGCAGTGCCACGGGCAGTTGTAGTGTTGCCAGCAGCAGCCACAGCGCCATTCAGCAATGTGAATTCTTGGTCACGCTTCAACTCAGCGCCACGCTTGGCGATTTGGTAAGCCAATTCGCTACGACGACCAGCTTTGTTCACTGTTTCTTCAGTGGCAGACAACACGATTGTCTTGCGGCTGATCTGAGCGTAGTTTTGCATACGCACAGTAGCAGTCACGCTGTCGAAAGAAGTGATGTCGTCACCTTCCAACTGCTTGTTAGCAGCGGCAGCAGCCAATGCGTCAGTCTGCCACTCGTACAAAGAGTTGCTCACAGACTCACGGCCGATGTTGCTCATGTAAGGAGTTTCTTCGGGAGAGATGTTTGTGATGACGTTTGACAGGTCTTCACGGATGCCTTTTGCATCAAAGGTGGTAAAGGTGTTAGTTACGATAGACATTCAAGAGCCTCATTTCAAAAGATGTTCAATTGCTTTAGCCGCATCATCGACACGACCAGTTTTTGCAAGACGCTGTTTTGCGCGAGTACCTTCAGTTGTTGAGGAGACCCGACCAGCAGCACTAGGCTTTACTGGACGTGGACCGTTGTTGACTACGGGTTTGATGTCTTTACGTTTAGACATCATCTGGTCGTACAACGCTGCTTTACGCAAAGTAACGACAGCCCTGTGGTCAAAAACATTCTTGAGTTCATCTTCAGAATAGCCAACCTTCTGTCCAAACTCGATAAGCAAAGCCTTCTCAGCCTTCGCCTTCTTCTCGTCTTTCCATTCAGGCACAGCTTGAATGAGTGCAGCTTGCTGTTCAGCAAGTGTTGCCTTCAATTCTTCTGCTCGTTGTTGCGCAGTAAGCTGAGAAAGTCGTTGCTGTTCAGATTGAATAGCTAGTTTCTTCTCTTGCTTGTCACGCGCCAACTCTCGCTGACGCACCCATTCAATGGGGTCTTCCGTATAAAGACGGTCCCAATCAACAGGCTGCTCATCAGCAGACTCAAGTTGCTGTTGCAACGCTCCCAACAATTGAGCGTACTGTTCACGCTCGGCACGAATAGCAGCAGCTTCAGCCTCAACCTGTTTACGGGTTTCAGCGATCTGTTGCGTCTTTCGTGTGTAGTCTTGGGTTCTGCTGTAGCCTTTTTGGAGTTCGTCCAACGTCACTTCGACTTCCTTGCCATCAACTTTGACGGTGAAAACCTGTGGTTGTTCGTCTTCCTTTGCTTCATCAGAATCTTCTGACTGTTCCTCTGTCGTTTCGTCACTGGACTCGTCGTCTTGCACGTCCAGTTCTTCATCGGCAGAAGCCGCGACTTCGGACTCCTCGTCTTCAGTCAACTGCGTCTCGTC